AGATGTATTTACGGGCTATTCTGTAAAGCGTTGAAGTGAATGGTGTTAATTAAAGACACAGCTGTACTAATGATTAGTAAAAAGTTTTTTTAGCTTTTGCTAGGGAGAAAACTGAATAATAATACAGCTGTGTGATATAAGATAAGGGATAAAATAAGGGATAAAATAATGGCTAAAAGATTTATGCTATTAATAGTATTTATTACATGTGTTATGATATTATTATCTGCAAATATGTTTAATAATATGCAAGTAGGCTCTGCTCTTTTATTAGGTGGGTTTTTATTAGTTAATAACCTATCCAAAAACAGATTACTAGGTTTGTTTGCAAAAATGAAGACAGGATGGAAAATCTTTTTTATTATTTGTTTAAATATAGCAAGTTTCTTTATTTTTGTATTTCCAGAGATGTTTGTCCATGAAAAAACTAAGAACTATAATCTTGATAATTTTGGTAAGACATATAATGGTGATACTGGCAGTCTAGTCGACCCAAATGTATTAATATTAGTATTAATATCCTATATTGTAATAATGGGTATGATTAATATTAGTATAATTAGAAAGTATTCAAGTTTTACAAGTGATACTAATAATTTTTTTAATTTGAAAGTATCTAAGGCTGTTCTTAACTATTTTTTGGGAATTTCAGCTATATTACTTGCTTTTGTCGTTATACTGTATAAATCGATAGTTTTTTCTGATCCAACAGATAGTATTAAGTTCTTATGGGTGGGATTAGCAATATATATTTTACCTCTTGGTTTTGCAATTCAATATTTAGATGCAAAATACAACTAATTGCTCATAACAAGATACTTGTGATTTATTAAAAGTAATTTGCTACCCCTCTAAATATACAAAAATAACCTCCAGTTAATTCTGGGGGCTTTTTATTTTGGTATTTTAGCATATGTAGCCATAAGAAGTGCTATCTTGGCTCTTATATTTTTTGAGTTAATTTTTGTTTCGAGAAGCAATTTTAGTGATTCATCTTTTTTAGCATCATCTGAATCAGTTATTTCTGAAAAAGAACGTGGAATATTACTGTTTGCGCTTAAATCTGTGGGGCTGGAGGTATTAATTATTATAGGATTACTTATTTCATATTTGACTTTGGATTCAAAAAAAGTATAAGAGATGTATTCTTCTTTAACCTTAAAAATCAGATGTGCTTTAGCTTCATAATTAACTCTCTTTAATTTAGCAATGTTAGCTTCATAATCACCATTTATTAGTATTGGATTAGTTGGTAATAAAATTGTTGTTGTTGATTTTCCAACGCCTTTGACTCTTTTAATTAGACCAAGATCTACTAGTTTTACATTCCAGTTAGTTATAGATTTTTTTGTTACTTGTAATTCTTTGGCTAATGATTCTATTGACCAAAATGACGCACCTGTTTCGTTTTTAGCATGTAGCACATATAGAATGTATAAAGATAGTGGTCCAGATTTCAACTTGGGCAAGTATTTTGATATATCACTCAGCCGAGCAAAAGAAACTTGTTTTTCTTTAAAACCACAGGTTGCAAATGAAGAGTATAACTCTTTGAAATCTCCAGCATTTTCGTCGTATCCATTTGCTTGATTTATTTCTTTTATGATTAGGAAAGCATCGCTTTCTTTTCTTTCACTCATATTTCCTCCTGTTTTTATTTTAATAATATCTTTTCTTTGTACGTTCATACATCTATTAGTATGTATCAGTCTAGTCAGAAGTCTAGTTATGTTTAGTCACGTTTAATTCTTTTAGTTTAATCATTAGTATAGTTAGGTAGTAATATTCATTATACTTTTAACTTTACGTTCTAGCAATGTAGAAAAATATTTCTAATATAGTTCTATACCTTGTTGTTATTTTACACCTACCATGTTACAATTTTGATATTCTACACCGTTAGTTTTCATATAATTGACGGCGTAGAAACTGTAATAGAGTAATATTCCAAAGGAGAATAATAATGCAAAAAGTAGAAGTTGGTTATGCTGATGAATATTTAGATAATTCTGATGATAAGAATGTTTTAACAGCATTGATGAAAGATTTAATTGAATATAACGCAGCACCACGTTCAAAACGTAAGATTGACAATGGTTCATGGAAAGAAGAAACAGCTTTAGATGTTCGTGAACATAACATGGACTTAATTGAACAAATGACAGAACGTTGGAATAGAGTACAAGGAGCAATGAATAATGCAGACTAAAGTTGATTTATGTTTTGAAATGGAAAATAAAGGTTATCTATTAGATGAGATTGACACTTTAAGGACTATTACAAATGATTATTTTTCGAATATAGAAAATGCAGGAGTCAATGGTGACGATTCAGTAGGAAAGGAATGGAAATATAATAGTGAAAAATTGTGGACTATTCAAAGTTTGATATTTGAAAAATTATCTGAATATCGTCAATGGTCTAAAGAGCAAGTTAAACGTAGTTATGCAGAAGCTAGAGAGAGTGAAAATAATGACAGATAGACATTTAATAGAATCAATAGATGACGTAGCAAACAGCGTTTCACCAATTTCAAGAGATATTGCTAAAGCAACTACGCAATTAACTAGAATAGCTAATGCTTTAGAACATATAGCTGGAACCGACAAAGAAAAATCAGAAATAGATAATATGACCCAGCAAGACGTATTAGATTGGTTTAATAATCCAAAGTCAGGGCTTGCAACAGAGGAATATTATGCTGAAAACAAAGACAAATAAAAAAGACTCTTATTCCAGTAAGAGTCTTCTAGTAGCAATATTTTTATACAAACAAAAAGGGCTGAACAATGTTCGGCTCTCACAAAATATTAGCTACATCTATTATAACATTTGGGAGGCTAAATGTATAAAGATACTCTATTAAATTTAATAGATGAAGTTGAAGAATTATACAGCTCAACCAAGCAGACCTTTGGTGTGAAAAATCGAATTGATGCTGCTAAAAGAATTGCAACACTTCAAAAATCTACTGAAGATGATTTTAAGCAGAATATTGAATCACTTAAAAAGGTTAAGAAAAATAAAGAGAAAGCAATAGAAGAAGCTAAAAAACAGGCTCAGGCTAATGTTGAGAAAGTTAGAGAGCTAGAAAAACAAGCTTTAGAAGAACCTGATTCTCTATCTAAAGATGGCTTAATAGAGCTGGCAAGAGTACCCACAAAGAATAATCTTGTCAGACCACCATGGACGTATATTGATGGCAATGGCGAATGGAAATTAGATGCTAATAAACTAGCAGATACAATCGCCGAAGATATTTATATAAGACGTGTTGAAGAAAAAGGTATAGCAACAGGGTTCTCGGAATATTTAGATGAACAAGGACAATGGCAATTAATTTCTAAAGAAAAATTGTCTAACCTGATTGATACATATTTTAAGAATCCAACGCAGTTTGTATCCGATGCGAAAACAAAGCAATTCGCAGAGGATTTACATGATGCCAAAGCTGTCAGGGACGTTCTAACACTCTTAATTTCTAAGATTACCGAGATTACCCCAGCTATAACTTTTGATGCCCCATCTAAATACCTAGTTCATTTAAAGAACTGTGATTTCGATGTCCTCAACTGGAAACCATTAGGTTATGATCCAGAACATTATTTTGTGGCTGGCTTAAATCATAATTTAGATACAACTTATGTAGAACTATTAAAACCAAAAACTGAGACAGACAAAAAGAAGCAAGAAGAAAATCAAAAATCAGCTGATGCAATTTCTAAATCCCTAGCAGTACATATTCAAGCATGGTTATTAGAATCACTTGGCGAAGAAACTACAGTTACAGCATTTTTAGAACGGTTAGGATTGAGCTTCTTACATACTTATGAAGATAATTTCTTTGTATTCGTTAAGTCAGATGGTGGACATGGTAAATCATTCCTATTTAATTTTTTAGGTCAGTTATTTCAAACTGAGGGAGTTTTAGCTCTAGATTTAGATCAGATGTGTAGCACAGATAGTTTTGATGCTTCTGAATTAAGACAAAAGGATATTAACCTAACAAGTGAAGTAACTACAACTTACGTACCTGATGGAGTCATTAATATTATTAAAGGCTTAACTGGTAACGATAGGCGAGACTTTTCGCAGAAATATAAGTCAACAGCTGGATTCACTAACAGAGCTAATCTTTGGTTCAATATGAATCATTTACCACGCTTTGAAACCTACGATGAAGCAGTTGCTAGACGTGCTGATATATTTAGCTGGAACAATATTGAGGACTTCAATAAAAAGTACCCTTTAAAAACTCTACAAAGTGAAATTCCAGAATTAATTTTATTAGCTTTATACCATGCTCATGAAGTGATTACACGCTCACCACATCATTATAGTTATTTTAATTCGGCTACACGATTAACTAGATCACCACAGATGATTGATAACTATATTCAATGGTCTGAAACCAATGACTTCTTAAGTAACTTCATTCAAGAAGAATGTTCACTAGGAACTGGCTATAAGATAGGAGCTAGGAAGCTTTTAACAGATCTCAATAACTATATTAGAGAGTCAGGGAGCCATATCTCTTATGGTATGCCTAAGTTAACTGACAAACTAGAATCGATGAAAATTTATAAGAGTAGTAAACAAAGTGCTTGGTATGACGAAAACGGGAAAAGAAATCCTGGATCATATGTATTTGAGGGAATAACTTTAAATAAAATTGCTAAGGTTCAAGCTGAAGATATTGCTTATGAGTCTGAAGTACAAAAGAGATTTGATAATTCACCATTTACTGCTAAGTATAAATTCAAACCAGACGAATAACTCTACACTTTTATATAAACTCTACACAAACTCTACAGGGGTAAACGTTGTTATATAGGTATTTATATTAAATATGTAGAGTTGTAGACTTTTTAATCAACCTAATACGTATAGAGAAAAACAATTAGGAATATATATATTAAATATATATTTTACAGACGTGCCTATATATAGAAGAGAGTTAGAAAATAACTCTACAACTCTACAAAACAATATAAAACCATTGATACATAAGGACTTAGATACGTAGAGTTACAAAATATAAACTCTACAGAACTCTACAAATAGAAAGGCAACAATATTATTGAAACAATACAACATCAGCAGAATGAAATATAAAGCAAGCATTGGCACACTAACTCACAAGATGGACCAGAACGGTGTAACTAGAGAGACCTTCATACCTGACAGAGAGATATGGTTTGGTGATTACAGCTTAACAATAAGCCAACAGATTGCAGCAGCAGGTAGTCAGCAGCTTCTTAACAGGATGATAGTAGTTAGGAACATTCCACACTTACCAATAGATCAGGTACTTAAGATTGATGACACAGTATATCAGATTAGTAATGCTAACTATGATGACTCAGTTAATGCCTTTGATATCTTGACCCTAACTAAACATATAGGTCACTCCAGATGATATTACATCAATGCAATCATGCAGGCTGTCGTGAACTGATACCTAAGAGTGAAAGGTATTGCGTTAAACATTTTAAGAGCAGACCTAAGAAGCAATCATGGACGTATCAATATCGCAAAGCTATCTATGGCAAGTATCATAAGTTCTATAACTCAAAAAGATGGACTAAGACCTCACGTTCATACAGGTTAGCTAATCCATTATGTGTTAGCTGTAAGGCTCAAGGCTTATATGTTTTAGCTCAAGTAGTTGACCATATTATTCCAATTAGAACGGACGTAGGTTGGGAAAAGCGTTGGGATAATGATAATTACCAATCCTTATGTCGCTCATGTCACAATATAAAGACGTTTGAGGACGAAGAGAAGTATCACTTCAAAACAGTCTCAGAGAGTAATTATAAGTAACAGGGGGGCTCTAAAGCCTTACAGGGAAGCCGAACCAGAAGTTCGCTAAATAAAAAGTTTTAAAAAATAATATAAAAGTGAGTAATTACTCACTAAAATATGTAAAAAATAAAAGGATATTAAATGACAATATTAAAAGAGAATTTAAAAGGTGCTTACACCAATGAGGTCAAGCATCAACAGGGTGTCGCAAGAGCAGAGTTAAAAAAATATAAGGGTATTGATGAAAAACCACCTAAATACCTCTCAGAAGTGGCTAAAAAGGTCTATATAGAGACAATTAGCGCAAGTAAAAAGGACAACTTAAAACAAATAGATCGTGGCTTACTAGCTACTTATTCTCAAACCTATGCCAATGTAATTGATGCCACTGAACATATCAAAGAAGATGGTTTAGTTATTGAAAAAAATACTACTAACCCTTACACCAGAATATTTAACCAGCAAACAGCACTCTTAACTAAGCTTGCAAGCCAGTTAGGTATCACACCTAATGCTAGAGCTAAACAAGAAATGAATAATGCTAAAAATCATGAGAGTGAAAATAAAAGCGATCCCTTCATGGAGGTAATCGGTGGCTAATTATCTTAATGAATATGCTCAAGCAATTCAGGATAAGAAAATAGTTGCTTGTAAAAAAATAAAACTAGCAATCAAGCGTGACAAGTCAGATTTAAAGAGAGCTAAGAGTGATGATTTCCCTTATTACTTCAATGAAGAGCAGGCACAAAAGGCAATCAACTTTATTGAGATACTACCGACCACAAGTGGCGAGAGTCTTAAATTAGAGTTATTTCAAAAATGGTTAATTTCAGAATTGTTTGGTTGGCGTAAGAAGTCCGATGAGACACGAAGATATTCAGAAGCTTTTATTAGTTTTGCCAGAAAGAACGGTAAGTCGTTCTTACTTTCAACCATAGCGAGCTTATATTTATTGATTGAAGACAAACCAGCCGAGAGTCGAGAGATATTATTTTTAGCTAACTCATTTAAGCAGTCAAAAATTTCTTTTGATATGTTTAGAAATGGACTCAGACACCTAGCTAAAGAGTCGCCAGCAATTAGAAAAAGATTGAAGTTAAATAATGCTGATGTCTTTGACCTAGAAAGCAATTCTCATGCAACAGCAATGGCAGCAAACATTCAAACACTCGACGGATATCGTGCAGACCTAAGTATTTTTGATGAATGGGCTCTGCAGCCCAATGGGGCAATGAAAGACGTCATTAAGTCAGGTCAGATTAACTCAGATAATGCGCTCTTATGTGTAATCTCAACCTCTGGTAATGATTTAACTAGTCCGATGTATAAGGACTATTGCTTTAATACTAGGGTTTTAAAAGGTCAGGCAGAAGCTGATGATCTATTTATCGCTATCTTTGAACAAGATTATAAGAATGAATTAATTAAGTCGCTAGATAATCCAGATATCTTAGAGAAGTCTAACCCTTTGTTTTCAAACAAGGATAGGCGTGAGGTTATGCAAACTAAACTATTAAACCAGATTAAGTTAGCTAATCAGCAAGACAACATGCTTCCCTTATATATTAAGAATGGAAATATGTGGTTTTCTAGTCGAAGCAATTCATACTTACCAGCTAAAGATTGGGAAGCTCAAACAATTAAGCCACCTAAGATAGACGGTCAGAAAATATATTTTGGCGTTGATTTATCTAAGTCCGGCGATTTAACTTCGGTGAGTTGGATTATTCCCATAGATAACTATTTATACGTTGATTCTCATTCATGGGTTGGCACTAAAGAAGGACTTGATGAAAAGATACGTAGAGATAGGTTCAACTATCGTCAAGGTGAAAAAGATGGAGAATGCTCAATAACAACGTTAAAGAGTGGTGTGGTTGATTATCAAGATGTTTATGAATTTATGGTTAAGTTTGTTAAAGACCATAATTTAAAAGTTTTAGGTGTTTGTTATGACCCATGGCGTTGGGATTTCTTTACTGACAAGTTCGAAAAGATAGGTTGGAAGTTAATTGAAATCTCACAAAATAGGAAAATGCTAGGAATACCGACAACAAGGCTCAGAGAAGAAATATTTAATGGCAATATCAAGCATACAGATAATAAACTGCTAGCTTATGCGATTAATAATGCAATTCTGATTTATGACCGTGCAGGTAATCCAATGTTAGATAAGTTTCAACGCAATCATAAGATAGACCCTTTAGCAGCCCTTATGAATGCCTACACACAGGCACGAGACTACTTTGATAAGAGCCATGTTATCTATGATGATGAATACTATAAGAATTTTAGTTTTTAAAAGCACGGTTGATCTTGTTGTAGAGCGATAAGGGCAACATTAAATTTAAAAAGAAAGGAAGTGAATAAATGGGATTTTGGGATAATTTATTTAATACCAGTAAACCTAGAGAAGACAATTCAGAACCGTACTTCGAAGCAATGGTTTCAATGAGTGGTATTGATACCGGTATGTTTGTAGGTAGTGGTGCTTTAAAGAACTCAGATGTATTTTCAGCAATCAGAAAAATAGCCGGCGATATAGCCAGCAATGAAATTATTTATAATGATGAATCCAATCAAGGTAAAAGGTTGGTAACACTACTGAATAATAAGCCTAACAATAACATGAATGCATGGAGTTTTTGGTTTAGCTTGATGGGTAATGCTTTGTTATATGGCAACTCATACGCTGAGATTGAAAAGAATAATAGTAATCAGGTAACTGCCTTAAAGTACCTAGATAACAACTTAGTTGAAGTGCTGCGAGATGAAGATACAGGGACTTTAACTTATGTGATTGATGGTAAAAGAAGATTAACGAGTGATCAGATACTGCATTTTAAAGTGTTTACTAATGATGGCGTTACAGGAACTTCACCAATAGTAGCTTTGTATGATCAGATATCTATTCAGAAAAGCAAGAATGGCTTAATGGATAAGTTCTTTAAGAATGGAGATATCGGTAAAGGACTGCTAACAGTTAAGACAGCTGATTTAGGCTCTCAGAGTAAAGATACTATTAGAAATAAATTCGATGCATCAATGCAAAGGTCATCAAGAACAGCAATTTTAGATGAAAACATGCAATACCAAGCCTTGCCCTTTGATAAGAGTGTGGTTGATATTGCAAACAATGTGGACTTTACGACTAGAGAAATTGCCGCCGCTTTTGGCTTACCAGTTGAAGCTCTAGGTGTTGAGAATGAACATTCAAATAATCAGCAATCAATGCTTAATTATCTGCAATCAACGCTGACTTATTATTTTAAATGCATAACTAGTGAACTTAATTTTAAGCTCTCAAGTGCAGATTATAGTTTTAGTTTTGATACTGCTAAGCTCTTTACCGCTGACCCACAAACCATGCTAACCATGTATGAAGGTGCAATAGAGAGTGGAATTATGACAGTTAATGAAGTAAGAGAAAAGATAGGGTTACCAGCAATTAATGATGGTGACCAATTAAATACGAAAGGACAACCAATGAATGAGTAAAGATGAACAAAGAGAAAGGCGGATAAACCCAGACTCAGTTTCGATTGACAATGCTAACGAGGATTCTAAAAACGATAGCAAAGACAATGATCAAGAGCAGGATTCAACCGCCTCACAAGATAATAACCGTAATGTCACCGGCTACGCTTTAAAGTTTAACACGCCAAGTAAACCCTATGGAACTAAAGACAATCCATTTACTGAAGTAATAGCTCCTAACGCCTTAGATGACGTGGATTTATCCAATGTATTTATGTTAAATGACCATGATTTTAAACAGGTCTTAGCAAGTACTAAGGCAGGAACTTTAAAGCTTGATGTAGATGATAAAGGTTTGCATTACGAGGCTACAATAGCAGACACAACAACCGGCAATGATGTTTTAGCTAATGTTCAAGCAGGCAATACTACTGATACTAGCTTTGGCTTTGTTTTAAGTGATGGCGATGACCAATTCACTCAAGATGATGATGGCAATGTTGTTAGAACAATTAATAAAGTAAAAAGTATCTTTGATGTCTCAATTTGTGCAGTAGGTGCATACGACAACTCAGATGATGATAATAGCGCAGTAAGCGTAAATACAAGAAGTTACGAAGAATTTTTAAACAGTAAGAAAGAAGAAAAAGAAATGGCAGAAAAAACAATCATTAACCCAACCGAAACTAAGGAACAAACTGAAACACGTAGTTATGAAGACTATATTAGAGCCCATGGTAATGTACGTGATATGACAGGTTTAACAACTGAGAATGCCAAGGTGGTTATCCCTAATAATTTAATTACTCCAGCTTTAGAATTAAAAAATCAAAAGGATAGTCTAGCTAACTTAGTTAATCGTAAGCAAGTAAGCATTGCCGCAGGCACTTACCCAGTAATTAAAAGCACTAATGCAGTTTTAGCTACGAAAGCTGAACGAGCAGAGATGGATGAAGTAGATTCCCAAATGTATACCGGTGTTGAATACAAAATAGCTACTCGAGCAGGACGTATTTACTTAAGTAATGAAGTGGTTGAAGATACTGCGGTGCCAATCTTAGACGAAGTTAAGAAACAATTAGGGCAATTAGTGGTTAACACTGATAATAGCAATATCTCTAGTCTTTTAACTACTGCTAATAACTTTCAAAATGAAACAGCAACTAGCCTAGATGATGTTAAGAAATTAAAGAATACTAAGCTTGATCCAGCCTTAGATTTAACCTTAATTACTAATCAAGATGGTTTCAATTACTTAGATACTTTGAAAGACTCAGACGGTCGCTACTTACTACAAACAGATGTAACAGCGCCAACAGGTAAGTCATTGTTTGGTATTTCAATAGTTGAAGTAAACAATACAACGCTAGCAAGTGAAAAAGGCTCATTTCCTATTTTTATTGGTGATTTAAGCCAATGTATCTTTGAAGCCTATAAACCAGTTGTTACTTCACAATGGCAAGAGTTTAGTGCATATTCTCAAGGCTTGTCAGTAGCAATTAGAAGTGATTATAAGGTAATTGACCATGATAGTGGTATCTATATTAAAGTTACTGATAATGCCCCAGTAGCAAGCGGTAAATAGGGTTGATCTATGGCAATCACAGTTAAAGTAATTCAAGATAGTCTGAGGTTACCTGAAAACACGGATAATGAGCTGATACAGCGTTATATTGATACTTCAGAAGAATATGTTCAGAATGCAGTAGATACTGATGTAAGTTTAGAAACATACCGCAAGACAGATTTATTTAATACCGCAGTAGCATTGATGACAGAGTATTTATATCAGTCGCGAAGTGAAGTATCTGATAGCCCTTCTAAACCACCTTTAGAAGTTGCAGCATTAATTGTACAATTATCAGGTAAAACCTTTGATGATAGTGTAAAATAACAAAAGATGATTATTTTGTAATCATTATCCTCTAAAGAAGAGGCAGTCTATAAAGGGCTGTCTTTTTTTTATGCAATAATGTTTAATTAAATGCAGAGGAGTAATTTAATTATGAGCAAGACTGTAAAAGAATTAGCTGATGAATTGGGCGTCACTAAGCAAACCATTCAATATCACTACCAAAGACTATCGACAAAGAACCAACAAAGAAATATTAGTGGACACATACTTATAAACCCAACAGCAGAAAGGCTTATAAGAAACAGGGTGACAAAGAATGACAAACAAAGAGTAGACAAAGAACCGACAAAGAGTGACAAAGAACTGACAAAGAACGACAAAGAAGATAATCGACTTATATCCTTGTTAGAGAAGCAATTAGAAGAATTGAAAAAATCTACTGACAAACAAATAGATGACAAAGAGAGACAAATAGAAAACAAAGACCAACAAATAACTGACCTGCATAAATTACTAGATCAGTCACAAAGATTACAGTTAATGGCTGAAAAGAAAATAGAGAAGTTAGAAGCTCCTAAAGAAGGTGACAAAAAAGAAGCCTCTGAAAAAGAGACTCCTGAGATTAAACAAGAAGAACCTAAGAAAAAACCATGGTGGAGATTTTAAATAAAATATATAATACAATAATATAATATATTTTTTTGAGAGGAATTACGTATTGGGCTTTTTTGGTTTACTATCGGCTGTTTTTTTAGTGAGTGCTATATATGGATTTATAAAAATGAAAAGAGCTAAGAAAGAAAATAATAACGAAAATAGAAAACAATATTTTATTGTATTTATTATATTTTTATTTTTGTTTTTATTAACTAGCTGTGCTGCTGGAAGTTTAAATAATGATAATTCTCATGAAAACACATCAAAAAAAGAAGAAAAATCTAAATCTAAAGATTCAGATGATTCAGACTCAGACAAATCTAAAGATTCAGATGATTCAGACTCAGACAAATCTAAAGATTCAGATGATTCAGACTCAGACAAAGATAGTAAATCAAATAATCGCATAAGCTCAGGGCTAGTACCAGGTGAAAAGGTTGATTCTGCAACTTTAGAAAAAAATAATGAGGAAAAACAAGGCTCTTATTATTCTGATAATGAAACAGATCCAGAAACACGTATTTTTGTAGATAACAATATGATAATAACGAAAGTTCAAATACTTTTTGAAGAAGAAGCAGTAGAATCTAAAGATGCTATGTTCTATGTTTCAACGCTTCTAGATGATTATGATTTAAAACGTACTGATTCACATAAAGACAGTACTGATTTCAAATTTTCTCCTGGAGAAAAAATAAACTTTTATTCTCCAAAATATAAAGCGTGGTTTAATATGTCGACTGATGCATTAGACAATAAGCATATTTCTGGATTATCTTTTAGTAGAACAGCAAACGAAAAATCTTAACAATTGGTCTAGCGATTTAGACTTTGTGAAATAGAAAAATTTAGGCTCTGAATATATTGATATAAAAACATCGATTTTTAAAATTCACAAACTTAAAAAATGATAAAATAAAAAGCACAAAAAAAGCCCACCGTTGTGAGCTTTTTATTTTGACTGCGCATAATGTGCATTATGTTAAGTTAGAGAGTGGTATATATGGAAATAAATAATATAATAGCGAAAATAGATTGGACAGTCAGTGTACCAATAGTTATTTCTTTAGTAGCATTGATAATAGCTGTGCTTACTTATTTTAATAATAAAAGAGAACTTAATCTACTTAAAGCGACAACACCATTAGTTCTAACATATGAACAAATGTCTTCTGAGGAAGAATCAGTCACTATACAACACAGTAGTGATGAAGAAGATTTAACTTATGTTTATTTATACCCTGTTAAGCCTATAATACATTCAAGTGGAATACTTCAGGTTTTCCCGATAGTATCTTTTTTTTCTAACAGCAATAAGACTTTAGTTAATGTCGCGCCCGCTTTACCTATGAATGAAAAAGAAATAGAATCAAATGTAGGTGCTGACGTTAAATTATCCTTAGGGAAGGTACCAACTTTTATTGATGATGGTAGTATTTATCAATCATTTTTGATAACCGGCACGGATAACAGTTACCATCTTATAATGCTATGGTATAGTGTCAAAGATAATAAACAGGGCTTTTTGGATAGTAAATTAGCGCTGTCAACATTAGGTCAAACTGGTAAGAACCTTGCTCCAGATTGGGCAAGATATCAATATCAAGAATTAAAAAAATATTTAATTAAAAATCATTTTGATATCCAATAAAAAAGAGAGTAACAAAAGTTACTCTCTTCTCTATATTATTTCTTCTTTTTAAAATGGTCACAAATCCATGAAGAAATAATATTTACTATTACTGGAATGATTAAATACAATAATAGAAATACTGTGATTGATTTAAATACGGACATTTTATCAGTCCTTTAGAATACCTAGATTTAGAGTGATTAGCTCTCGATATTCTAATGCTTATTTTAGCAAATAACTTGATCAATTAATCAAAAGATATTATTATAATATATGAATACGGACATGTTATTAGTCTGGATATGGAATTGATTACTTCATATTTAGCTAATGTGTTTATCATAAGAAGAAGCCGATTACTTCAAAAATTCTTATGATAGGTTGTGTAATTGAGAGTTTGGTGTTGTCTTATGCCTGACTCTTTTTTTATACGCTTAATAACTCTATTGCCAATAACCCATTTTAAAGGTAATATAATCATATAAATAAAAAAAGCCCTCGATTCATTACGAATTGAGAGCAAAATAAAAACATATCACACGATTTAGAAGCCCGTTGATATGTTTCAATTACTGAGTTAATTATAGCATGTTAAGTTATAATATCAAGATTGAAACATAAAATTTAGAGTCATCGCTGAGATATGCGGTGGCTTTTTAAATTGCTACCGATATCAAAGAACCAACAGGACAAAGTTGTAAAAAGGGACAAGTATGGTGCAGCTGATTCATG